GAGAAAGCTCCTAAGGGAACTACCCGTATTCGATACAACTACACATGGAACTTTAACCCAGATGGCTCTCCTGGATTAGTATTTGGTGGTGACAAGATTCACGCTCGTCACGGTTACCGTTGGGTACATCCTGTACACGAGTGTCTATACACAGACCGCTTAGAAGAAAAAGAGTATTGGTCTCAACTAGGGCTGTGGCACAAGGCGGATGACAGTAAATCTCGCAGTCAGTACCTTCCACTACTCAAACTATCGATAGAAGAAGACCCACACAACGACCGTAACGCCTACTACTACGCTCGTGAACTGTTCTTCCATGGTCGCTTAGAAGAAGCTAAAGCTCAGTTTGAACGACACCTATCTCTACCTAAAGCTGTATGGAAAGCAGAACGTGCAGCATCTATGCGTTATATAGCTAAGTGCTCTATTGATGAGGACGAGAAGCTTAAGTGGTGGAAGCTAGCTATGCAGGAAGAGCCTGGCAAACGTGAAGCCTATGTTGAGCTAGCCCAGTTCCATTACGATAAAGGCCGCATGTCAGAGTGCTACACGCTCTGTAAGAAGGCAATCAATATTAAAGAACGTCAATTAGATTATTTAAATGAAGCATTTGCCTGGGGCCATATTCCATATGACCTAGCTGCAGTATGTGCGTATTGGCTAGGTGAAAGAGAAAAGGCTTTGGAGTTTGGACAAAAGGCAGTGGAGCTTAGCCCTACAGATGAACGATTACTTAGTAACCTAGAGTTCTACAAACAGGGAGTCTAATGAGAGCTCATAAGCCAGGCGGTAGATTTGACGCAGACTTTGAGACTACCGCCATCCTTAAAGGCGTTGACACAGACCTAAAACATCCAGTAGGAACAAATGCTGACTGGTGGGTTTTTGATTCGGTCAATACAGAACTAGACCCCATCTATGACGTTGGTCAGGATATTACATCCTCTGTAGGTGGCAAGGTTTGGACTGGCCCATACTCAGTCCCAGTAGTAAGAGCCGTCATCAAGCAAGGTGAGGCTAGGACTTCAGCAGTGGGTTTCTATAACTCAGACACTTTGCACCTAACTTTCAACATTGAAGACGTACAGAAGTTTGCACCTAACATTATTATCCGCCCAGATATCAACAACCGTGACCGTGTGGTCTGGCGTGGTCAGGTATACCGCCCATATGCTATCCAAGAGCGCGGAATTGTTGCTGACAGATTTACCATCCTCAGCGTAGAATGTATTCAGCTGATGCCTGAAGAGATGGTCAACGACCCTCAATTTGCTCAGTACGCTAACTAAGGAGTCTACATGGCTGTTATTCATGATGTGTTCACCGTAGGAACAAGTCCTACGCTTATCTGTGAAATCCCAAAGAAGTGCCCTCCCACTGCTGTTTTAATCTTTAATGATGACAACAACCCTATTTATATTGGGGATATAGATATAGCTACCTCTGGCAGTAGTCTTGGATTAAAGGTACCTAAGTCAACCGCTACTACACAGGTGTGGCTAAACGCTGGTGATAAGTTATACGCTATTTCTTCTGCAGGAACATCTGCAAATGCTATAGCTGTTCTATGGTCAAAGGTGATTGCGGATTAATATGGCTAAAGATACTAACCCTTGCTGGGATGGATACGTCCAAGTAGGTATGAAAAACAAAGGTGGCAAGAAAGTTCCGAACTGCGTTCCTGCAGGTTCTGGCAAAAAGAAGGTCTCCAAACCAAAGAAAGCGAGCAAGTAATATGTGTGCTACATGTGGATGTATGGGAAAGAAGAAGGCTGCTAAGAAGGTCGCTAAGAAGGCGGCTCCAAAGGGCATGTCTCCAAAGCAGAAGAAACTTGATGTTGATAAAGACGGCAAGCTAGAAGGCTCTGACTTTGCTGCCCTACGAAAGAAGAAGAAGTAATGTGTGCTACCTGCGGCTGCGGTAAGCCAAAAGATAAGCACGGAATGAAGTCCCTAAAGGACGCTAACAAGAAGTTTGCTAAGAAGGCTGCGCCTGCAAAGGCTAAGAAGTCTTCTATGGTACGAAAGAAAGGCATGTAATGGCTACACCATCATTTATGAAGGGCAAGTACACTAAGTCTAAGGACGAGAAGATGGACTCCCGCTTGCTTAAGAAAGCTGGTCTTACCGATAAGGAAGAGAAAGCTAAGTTTGAAAAGGCTGACAAGGCTCACGGCAAGAAGAAGAAGCCAGCCACAATTGCTGAAGACCGTAAGAAAGACGATGCAATTATTAAGAAGATTAAGTCCAAGGAAAAAGCCCATGAAGCCAAGGAAGGCAAGAAGGGCGAAAAGGCTGAGGACAAACGAGAGAAAAAGAAGTAATCGCTTAGGGGCCGAAAGGCCCCTTTGTGCTTTATCCTAGTACTGAGTCCATGCGGGACTCAAAGCTTCACCCTTGCGATGTACCTTGCTAACTCTATGGAGATGTCATGCCCGAGAATAAGAAAATAGACAAAGCGTCTGATATCGAATTCCGCGAGCAGATAACAGAAAACATCCCTGGAGAAATTGCCAGTCGTATAGTGTGGACTGGAGCTTTAGCATCGTATCTTGTAGGGAAGAAGCTTCGTGCAAAAAGACATAAATAGTTCTGAAGAGCTCGCTACTCTTTACGCTGAGTCTGCTGCCAAAGAGCTTACTTTGGAGCTTCGAGACCTGGCAGTAGCTGCAGGATGGCCTGCTGATGTGGCTCGTTCCCTTTCCGTTGTTTTAAGTAACGGCAGTTTAAATATAGATTATCCAGAAAACATGGATAAAAGAATCCAAGATTTAGAGTACGGCAATTCTCAAACCCCTCCTAAGAGCGTGTTAAGAAAGTTCATGTATCGCACAGAGGGTGTTGCTTCAGCCATTTTAGGTGGAGAAGTGTTAGACCAAATCGTCATGGAAGCTGAGGTGTTCTAATGGGTAACCCGTTTATTGTTGCTGAAGACCTGGCTTTAAAAAGCCATGTTCAAGGCATGCTTGTAGGGGACGAAAAAAACGCCGAACGCCCAGTAAAGGTGTGGTTTGGATACCCTGATGTTGAAGTACGTGCACAAGAATTCCCGTTTGTAACAATTGACCTTATTGATGTAATCCCTGCAAATGACCGCCAAAACTCTGGCTACCTATACGACACTGATAATAGGGGAACAGTGGCTCCAGAAGCTGGGTTTACCTATGTATATGAGATACCAGTTGCTTACGACCTTGTGTATCAAGTAACAACATACGCTCGTAATCCTCGCCATGATAGAGCTTTGCTTTATCAGATGTTTAATAAGTTTCCATCTAAATACGGAAAGATAGCTGTGCCAAATGAACTTGGCACAGAAATTGGCTATCGTTCTATGTTCGTAGATGGATTTGTAAAACGTGATGCAGTAGACGGTGAAACAGGTAATCGCCGTACTCTTCGTAACGTTTACACAGTACGAGTGGTTAGTGAAATGACCCCATCAGTAGCTGCTAAAAAGCTATCTACTGTTGAGGAAATTATTATTAACCTTCCTCAAAACAATTCGTATATCCCTTCCGTCTACGAAATCTTGTAACACATGTTCATTCTGTCTAACTTAAAGGAGATTATCTAATGGCATTTCAACGCCCAGGGGTATACGTCGAAGAGACACTAAACCCTATTCAACCAGTTGTTGGAGCTAACTCAGACTCTGTTGCTGCCTTTATTGGTGCAGCTGATAGAGGTCCAGTTGGTGTTCCAACTCTAGTAACATCTTGGAGCCAGTATGTTGCAGCATTTGGTTCTTGGAACTCAGTAGCAAGCAACGACTTGCCACTTGGTGTCTATATGTATTTCTCAAACGGTGGAAACCAAGCGTACATTGTACGTGCAGCAAACGCTGCAGTTTTAGCAACACGTTCATTAAATGACCGTGCTGTAAGCCCGTCAGCAACATTAACAATTGCAGCTAACAGCCCAGGTGCATGGGGAAATAACCTAAACGTTAGTATTGTTAACTCTATTACTACAGGTTATTTTGATTTAATTGTGTACGCTGGTGGAACAACAGACTCTAACGTTGTTGAGCGTTTTACAGACCTTAGCATGACACTTTCTGATAACCGTTACGCAATTACATCTGTAAACGCTTCCTCACAGTATGTAAGACTAACTGACCTTAACTCAGGTAACACAGGAGCTACACGTAACCCAGCAGTAGTAACCAACCAAGCACTAGCATCAGGTTCAAATGGAAATGCAATTGCTGGGTCTGACTACTCAACTGCAGCAGCTACCTTAGATACCGTTCTACAATCTTTGGTACTTAACGCTCCAGGAGTAACTGCAGCAGCTACTGTAAATATTTTGATTAACTATGCGGCTAGCCGTGAAGATGTGTTTGTAGTAATCGATGGTCAAGATACCACCCCAGCTACACAGCTAGCGCTTGCTGCTACCTATACACCTTCTTCACTTGCAGCTGTTTACTACCCAGCATTAGTAATTGCAGACCCAACAGTCACTATTGGCTCAGCAGCTGGTTTAACAAAAACTGTTGGTGCTGGAGCTGCTGTAGCTGGATTAATTGCTGCAACTGATTCAGTACGTGGAGTTTTCAAAGCTCCTGCTGGTTTGCAGGCTCGTCTTGCTGGCGTTGTTTCTGCTCGTCAGCTTACAAATGCAAACCTTGACGCTCTTAACTCAGCTGCTGCTCCAGTAAATGCAATTAAGTTTGTACCTGGTAACGGCTATGTAGTTATGGGCGCACGTACTCTTAAGGCTGGTTACGTGGATAAGTACGTACCAGTACGTCGCACACTTATCTACCTACGTAAGTCTCTTACAGACCTAACACAATTTGCAATCTTTGAGCCAAATGACGAAGCTCTATGGCGTCGAATTGATGCAACTCTTGAAGGGTTCTTAACAGCATTTTGGGCAGAAGGCGGCCTTCGTGGCGCAACTCCTGACTCAGCGTTCTTCATTAAAATCGATGGGGAAAACAATCCTCAGTATTTGATTGACAATGGAGAAGTGCATATTGAAGTTGGTGTTGCTTTGCAGCGTCCAGCGGAATTCATTGTAATTAAAATTGGTCAGTTTGACGGTGGAACCACCGTTACTGTGGCGTAAAGGAGACCCAATAAATGCCAAATCAAGCTAGTATCATAAATCGCTTCTCTACATTAGCGTCTGACCCACTTCGTTCGTTTAGGTTTTACGCGGACTTTGTGCCACATAAGGGACAAGATGTATTTGATAAGCGAATCCTTAATCAAAACAGTGCAAAGCTTCCTACCACAGGTAAGTCTGAAGGTTGGATTGGTGGCTTCAGCCAGATTTCTGGTCTAAGCATTAATACCCAATCTATCCAGTATCGTGAAGGCGGCTACAACACCACTGTTCATCAGATTCCTGGTATGACCACATTCACACCTATCACTTTCCAGCGTGGAGTTATCTACGGTAACGACCAAGCTCAAACATGGATGCGCGGTCTTTTTGGCGCAGTGTCAGGAGAAGGTCTTCGTACCGCTACTAACGCAAAGAGCTTCCGTGTAGATATTAATATCTATGTAATGGACCACCTAAGCGGTCCAGGTGCAAGCGATAAGAACGTTGAAAAGATGGTCTTTAAAGTTCACAACGCTTGGATTTCTACACTTAACTACACAGACCTAAATGCTGCTGACGGAGCGATTCTTTTTGAATCTATGTCAGTTGTACACGAAGGTTTGTCAGTTTCATATACACAAGGTGGAATTGGAACAACGGGTTCAAGTACAGGTTCTAGCGGTAGCAGCGGCGGTAGCAGCGGTGGCGGCAGTGGTCGTCCTTCTTACCGACCAGTATAATAAAAGCATTAAAAACTAAAAGGAGAATAATATGGCAGAAATCATTACAGATGCACAGCTAATCGAACAATTTGCAGCTCAGGCAATGGAGGAGCCCGCGGCGGTCATTAAGACGCGGGCACCTTCAGAGTCAGAAGTAAAACTTCCAGGAGGTCATATTGACCAAAATGGGGAGCTTCACATGACAGCAGAGGTTAGAGAACTTACTGGAGCGGATGAAGAGGCAGTGGCTAAAGCTGGTTCTTCAGGCAAAGCTCTTAATGTTCTTTTAGCAAGAGGTTTAGTAAAGATTGGACCTAACAAAGCTACTAACGATGACTTAGACACATTGCTGTCTGGAGACAGAGATGCAATCCTTCTAGGTGTTCGACGAGTAACTTTTGGTCAAACTACTGAACTAATGGTTCGTTGTAGCCACTGTTCAGATGAGCACACTACAACCCTAGATTTATCATCTGATGTTCCAACTACTTATTTAAAAGATGCAGTAGAAGATAGAACATGGGATATGGAAACAAAGTCTGGGGTAGTTACCGTAGCTCTACCTAACGGTATTACACAAAAGCGATTGATGGAGAACTATGACAAGACTCCAGCTGAGCTTAATACCTTACTACTATCTGGATGCATTGTTTCACTAGACGGATACCCATCAGTAGGTTCAGGAACAGCTTTGTCTTTAGGCATGGCTGACAGAAACAGAATTGTAGATGAAATCCTTAAGCGCAACCCAGGCCCTCGCCTTGGGGAGGTGACCAAGGCTTGTAAGGCATGTGGAGAAGAAATCTTCCTACCACTGTCCTTGTTAGATTTGTTTCGTCTATAGCGAAGCTGATTACGAAGAACTGTTAGACCAGTTTGAAGTTCTCACAAGAACTTTTACGGGTTGGACACTTTCAGACATACGTGCACTATCAGTTAGAGAAAGAGCTAACTGGATGGAGCGCTCTAAGAGAACGGTTAGGAGGTAAGGCAGTTGCTTAATTTACCAAGCGGTAAAGCTGGCTCGGTTATCTCTGATATTGCATCAGGTATATCCCAGTTAAGACAACAGATGCAGGGTCTTAAACAAGACACTAGCGGATGGGTAAACACCTTAGGCGGAGCCACCTCTAAATTCGGTTCAACTGCTGGGGGAGCTACTAACCAAGTAGCGCCATACCCAAAATTTAGCGTTGACGCTGACGGTGTTGTTAATTACCAGGGAACAACAAGCGGTAATACAGGCCTAGTTTTTCAGCAGAATGCTTTACAACCTTACGTTAATCCAACCTATGCAGCGCCACCACCAACTGGAAGAACACCTTCGGGTGGCGGGGGTGATTATCGAGCTGCCATGGCTGCGGGAGCACTTGGTGGTATGCAGGCAATGCCTGGTACAAAAGAGTCTGTTGATTATCAGCTTGCTCTTAGTCGTATGGTTTTTTACCAGCAAGCTCCTAACGCAACTGCTGGTAGTGGAAGTATCTTTAGTCGCCTTGGTATAGGTAAGGGTGACCCAGGAAGAGCTGGCGCACGTATTGCTGCAGAGCAACTGATGGCTGGTGGAACTGCAACTAATAAATTTGATGCGGTTAATGCTTACGCTACAGCAGCTCAGTACGGTTTGTCTGGACCTAACATGCAACAGATGATGATGGGCAATGCTGCTATGTCTAACCTTACTCCTGGTATTGGACTTGAAGGTTCCACACGTGCCTACGGAGCTATGCAGCAAGCGCGTAACGTTAACATGCTTCGCGGTATTGGTATCAAGATTCGTGGTGAAGATGGTTCTATGAAACCTATGCCACAAATCATTGATGAGATTTGGCGCAAGCTTAACCGTGAAAAAATTGGTGGAGCTGCCCTTAGCGTAGAAGATGTTCGTATCTCTTTACAGCCTGGTAATGCTCTTGCTTCTATGCTTGACCAGTACTTTGGCAATGACCCACTACTTCGTAAGCAAGTAGAGGATGGTCTTATCTTTAAAGCTCGTACTGGTGGCGGAGCCATCAAGAGCGGTGCGGAAGGTAAACGAGCAGCTGAACAAGCTGGTGCTACTACTGCCGCTGTATCATCTTTGTCTAATAGAACTGCAGAAGCATCTAAAACGCTTGGTCAAACAGCTGATGCTAACGCTGCTGGGTTTACTCAAGCTAACAATGTTATTAAAACTATAACTGGAATTGTAAATCTTTTTGATAGAAT